ATCAATTGCCCACTGATACGTATTCTGCGCTTCTTTAATGAGGCGCTGCTGCCTCATCTCCCATTGATAAGCAATAATTCTATCTTCATTAATGTTATAATCAAAGTCTAAACTACTTTGTCTATTCTTAGTATCTTGATAGCGCGCATCTCGAATGACAAAGTTAAGATCCTTTGTTGGATCCGCGTATCTCTGACTAAATTCTTGAAATGAGAATGAGCGATGGCGAAGAATCTGCCGAGCAATATCTCGAGTTGTTGTAATCTCGAGACAGGCGCTTACCATTTCGAGTGGTGACCAATGCTTGTGTGTTACAAGATAGCGAATCAATTTCTCAGACGTAGCAGTATTCAACTGATTCGATGGATTAGAAACACGGGCACAGTACGCGATCTGATCTTGTAGATTAGACACGCCCTGTGCTCTCATTTCTTCGCTAGGCTGCGAGATATTGATTAATTTTACATTCATAACAACTCCATACTGTAATCACTAATGTTATTATATATCAGTACGAATGTTTAGTACATAGCTATTTGATCAATTTTTGAAAAAATTCTAAATGCGCCATTAAGTAACCAATTACTATAGCGCCTCCAACAATCATCCATCTCCACCTCTCAAGAACGTTGACGCGCTCCTGAACATTATCCATACTTTTCTTTAGCGATTCATGCTGTTCTCTGTCAGCCTTAGCGAGTTCATCGATTTTTTCATCGAGTTTATCCATGATCTCCCTATTACCCGTTGTAATACGAGAATGAAGGTCCTTAATGTCCTGCTTTACAGCAGCAACATCAGTTTTAATACCTTCGACTTGCGCTTCCAATCTGGCTATCCTTTCTGCATCTAACATTATTTGCTCCCATACACCTTCTGCTGTTCTTTTATCCATTCCTGTAACGCTTTTAGTTGTTCTGCGTTTTGGTGACAGATCGAGTAGTTTCCAGCGACTGTTTCGGTGATGGTAGAGAGTTTAGTTTCTGAGGTTCTTTCATCAGCGAGTCTGGAGGCGTCGGGAACCTCGTTACGACTGGCGCTGTCGTGGAGCACGACGAAAGCATTAGGAATATCACACTTAGCGTCAGACTCTTTAGTAATGTATTGTGGTACTTCTTTAACGATGACATCGCCTTTCTCCTTTACAACCTTGATTTTTTCTACATACTTAGTGACAACCCTAGTGGTTACTTCCGCCGAAACAACTTCTTTTTTTGCAACTTCTAATTTTGCTTCTTCAACCTTCGCTTCCCATTCTTTTCTGGTTGATATGCTGCCTTCAAAATAAATGCCAAGTACAAGAAGTAAGGTAGCTACAAGTTGAATAGGTAGTTTATAATTTCCAATGATGGGGATTCCGCCAAGTATAATTGATGCGATTATACCAACTATTCCAACAAGAACACAGAGATGAAACACTAAATCTGGTAGCATACTTAATAGGAATGTCATAGGTTTTCAACCTGAAGTTCAGGCGCTCCTTTTGATTTACGTTGTACTTTATGCCATTTACCACCACCGTGACGATTATAGCGAATCGCCTTCATTTCCTCTCCGGCTTTTAATACTAAGACTCCCTTTGGATTCTTCTTAGCATAGTGATATACTTCTTTCTGCTTAGGATCTGAGATGTCAAGATACTCAGACCACTTACTGAATTTTTTCTTGCCTTTAGCAAATCTACGTAAAACATCAGGAGCTACTTCAAAGGTGCCATATCGGCGACCTTTCTTTCCAACTCTAATTGCTGGTTGGTCTGTAGATACTGCTGCGCCCGTTACATTTGCTGGAGGTGCGCCTTCGCCGTCTTCTGAAATCAGAGTTAGGAATTCTTCTATCGCTAGTTCTTCTTCAACTAGCGTTAGGTTGTGCTCGGTTATCTTATTAAGAACCTCGTTGAATCTAATCTCGAGTTCTCTTTCACTCATTCTATTGTCTTCTTTAATCAAGTACAGCGCGGCTACCATAGAACCAATCACTGACTTACCTCCCGGAACCTTAGCCAGGAGTCTCTTGAGGTTAAACACCATTCTATCTAGATAAGTATATGATTCCTTCTGTTCGAAGGATTGATCCTTAACCTTAACTAATAGGACGCCTTCCTTGTCAATAACACCGAGCTTAAATGCTTGTGTCTTCTCAAAGGGAGTAACGAGCATATATAAAACTCTTAGAGCCATGAAGTTATCAAACTGAGTTGACATTAAAGATTCCTTAGTGCATTTATGAGAGTCTGATCTAGAGGTATATCGGTAATTCTTAATGAATATTCTGGAATATATTCTGGCATTCTATTCAAAAATATTAATACTGTTATAAGGTAACTCCATTGATCGGGATCTATCTTATGAAAGAGCATCTTAGTAGCCGCACTTCCAAATAGGTTGTACAATATAACGATATGGTTTACTATAAGACGTTCTCTTAGCTCACCTGATAATTTATATCTCGTGAAAAGCTTCTTTAGATAAAGAAACCTTTTCAAATCATCTTCAAACTCTTCTATGGTGTGACACTGTTGATTTTCATAGTGTCTCATCGCGAAGGGAATGAATGTATCTTCAGTCAATTTTTCATGCATAGTGAAAAACGGAGGACTTAGACTGTCCTCCGTATCATGGTTAATTAAGATGCGGTTACTGTTAGTGCAGCAGAAGCTGTAACGCCGGTAGAATCGCCGACCTTGATCTCAACACGATATAGATCTCCATTATCATCGGCAACCGTTAGTACACCGGTCGTGTATGACAAGCCACTTGCGCCGGCTATATTATACCATGTGCTACCGCTATTATCGGACTTCTGCCATTGGAATGACATATCATTTGTTGACATATTCGATGTTACTGTGATAGAGAATGTTGCTCTATTACCTGCAACTACTGATTGATTGCTAGGATCAGTATTAGAGAATGTAGCATCGGCTGCAATAGCATCGTCGGATGCATCACCAGATACGCTTGGATTCACGCGCATTGCAACTAAACATTCTGCTTTGTGACGTGTTCTACTTTGTGCATCGGTGTATGTACGGTATGACCACCATCCTGCATTAACAAGACCGCGTGCTTTATTTGCCGTAACCATTGCTTCAAACTCATCAACGAATATAATAGTGTGGCCGTTATTAACGTGATCGCCGTATGCGTTAGCTTCACCAGTACGTTGTAGCGAGTAAAAACCATCAGGAACGCCGCTTAAATTAACGCGTCCAGTTGTTACGCCAGGAGCAGCAATTGCATGGGCATATGTGTCATACAACGATATAAGTGCCGTACCAACAACGCGAACGTAGTATAGATTACCACTAGTTAAGCCTCCGATTGGATCAGAGTCTGTTCCTACTACATACTTAACCTGATCCCCGGTTGAGAAACCAGTATTAGATTCTATTAAATTGATAGTATCCGCAGATACGTTTACCTTCGTATCATTAAAGTATGCCTTACGAGTAATCCACTTAGGTTTACCAACAAGATTGTCTGTTTTTCCCCATAGTGCCATTTTTATTTCTCCTTGTTAAACTGCAGTTGCTTTACCAACCCAGTCAAAAGCGCACTGATGGTCTTCATGATTTAACCAATCAGCAAATTTTGTTGCTTGTTCATCGGCTTCTGCCTTTGTTGCAAAATTTGCTGGACTTGGAAATTGAGTTGCTCGTTGCGTTGTTTCTTCTTCTGGGTTAGGAATAAACTCAGGAGCAATATTGCTTACAGTTAAGTTTTTCTTTTCAGAAGTTGCTTCGATTTTATATTGAGCCATTTTGGTTATCCTTTAATTAAGCTGTTATTGCGATCATTTCGCCAGTAGTCGGGTTCCATGCTACTTGATAAAAACCAGATGGAATAGAACCACCAGTAACCTGACGCAAAGATTGAATAACCGTAGTTCCAGCACCCGCACTTTGTAATGCAGAACCAGAAGAGTTGATTACGATACTATTGTCATGTTGGCTTGTGTCACCAGCCATGTTACCAATAGCGATAGCATTAGTGCCTTGAGATGTCATACCAGCATGACGACCGATAGCAACTGCGTAGCCTTCTTGCTGATATCGTCCAGCTAGCGCGCCGATAGCAACTGATTGTTGACCTTGAGATGTTTCACCAGCCCAACGACCGATAGCGATAGCACGGAAGCTTTGTTCGTAATTAGCAGCTTCTTCACCAATTGCAACCGCTGCCCAACCTTGAGTTTCTTCACCAGCATAAGCACCGATTGCAACAGAGTGTTGCCCTTGGCTAGTTTGACCAGCATAAGTACCAATAGCAACTGATCGACTTTCTTGATCTGTTTGGCCAGCACGATGTCCAATAGCAACCGTTTGATTACTTTGTCCATCATTACCAGCTGAACGACCAATAGCGATAGCGCCCCAGTACTGATCAGTTTCGCCAGCCTGTGCACCGATAGCTATACCATGATAGCGTTGATTGCTATTGCCAGAATAACGACCGATAGCGATAGTTTCTTCTTGTTGGTCTGCATAACCAGCACGACGACCGATAGCGATAGCGTTCCAATCCTGATTCGTTTCACCTGCTGAACGACCAATAGCGATAGCCATACTACCTTGGTTGTCATGCCCAGCATCTTTACCTATAGCAATGACATTAACACCGCCAGATATCTCACCAGCACCAATACCTAAAGTGATAGATCCACCGTATGCTGCTGGAACAGCATCACCACCACCAGAGCCAACAATAGAACCACCTGCAGTTGTTCCATCTGATAAACGCAGCACGCCATCCGTTGCATCATAGAATAGTTCGCCGGGTACTCCAACATATCCGGTGGCATCTGTGCCACCCATCTTATCTACGAAAATTTTATTTGTTATATTTGACATTTACTTAATCTCCCTGATTACTTGTTCGAATTTGGTAAGTTTAGCGAATGGAATGCAAGACCACCATATGACTTACCTGCGGCACCTGATTGGCGTGCACCTGACTTGCTACCCATTGGACGACCTCGGCCGCGTTTTTCTCCGGTTGGTTCAGCCTTTTTCTTTGGCTTGTCTTCATCATCTTCGTCATCGCCTTGATAAGACGTTCCATAAGTTCCCTTATGGACATACCGGCCATTCTTATATTCCATTTCGTTAATATATTCAATGAACTCACGATATGTAATCTTAGCCTCTTCTTTCATATGACCTGCTTTCTTAGCTGCATTTAAAACATCGGTGCGATCTTTATACGATCCATTAAAAGTGTCTTTAGTCAAGTGGGGTTTGTATAGATTATGATGTTCTGGTTTGATGTGCTTCAATAGAGCTGCACCGGCAGGATGCATAGTATCATTAATATTAGCCTCTTTCATATCTTGTTTTGGAGGAGCCATTTTCTTTTTGATTTCGCCGGTGCCGGGTACTTCGTGATCTCCCTTTTCAACGCCACTCTTATATACATTCTTACCTGTACTTGGGCTAACATAATAATCGCCTTTAGCATCTCGACCCGTACTCTTTACTTTGTACTTTTCGCCGCCCTCTTGAATACTTTCGACTTCTTCACCCATTCTTCTTTTTTTAACATCAGATAAAGGACTTTGTTGTATTCTTTTTCTCGATTTTTTAAGAGCATCTGAATATGCTTTATTTGTTTCTTTAGTAGATCTATTATCGCTACCGACCTGTAGTCTATTTGCTTGATCGTTATGCGCCTTTGCCGCTACAGCATTGCCTCTTTCAAAAGAATTTTGTCTTTTAGCTCTTGCAACCGCTGCTGCTCTAGCTGCTAGGTTAGAAGAAATCTCGTCGAGTCCTTCAACTTCTTCGTTGCGCTGCTTAGCATAGTAAGCTGCAAGGGCTTGCTTCTTACGTTGTTCTTTAGACTTACCAGCAAACTTTGGATTATCACTATGCACAAAGTCATGGATCCAATCACCGGCACTAGAGTCTTTACTGAGTACTTCATCAATCTGCTGTTCAGTCATTTGCTCGATGTCTTCTTTACGAAGCATCTTAAAGTCTTGAGCATCTAACTTACCATTTTTATTCTTATCAAGCTTGTGTTGATTGCCTTTTAGCTCTTCTTCCATATCACAACCGCACTTAGACATAGGTTTGTGACACTCAGGACACTTGGCTTCTTCATATAATCTTTTTTGCCAATCTCTGAAATTAATAGTCATGTTTATTCCTTGCTTTAAGTTTCTTGTGCCGTTGTTATTGTTTAAAAGAATTCATCTTAATCACCACTCTTCATGAATGATCTAAGCATCCATCCGTGTTTAGCATGGTGATCCAGTCTATCAGCGACAAAGTTAGCGAGCCCCTGATTACCTGCTGCAGTTGCAACTGCGAACACTTTATTTAGGGATTGGATAACTTGATTGTTTGCCGACAGAAGATTACCAAACATTTGCGCTGGGTATGAAGGCCGTGCAGTGTCTTCCATGATAGTCTTAAATGTATACATTTCTTCAAGACTTATTGGTGCATATTGATCGAGTGCGCGAATTTGTTCTGCCGTAGTATCAACTGCTTCGTGAAGTTCTGCATATAAGTCACCCAGAAATGAGTGATATTGCGCAAAGTCTCTTCCTTCTACATTCCAGTGATATGAGTGCGACTTAAAATACATGACAAAAGTATTGCCAAGTAATACTCGCATTGCTGCTGTTAATTCATCCATGTGTTTTCCTCTTTATCTTGACAATCTTTCTTGTTCGATCTTTCTGATCTTTGGAGCTAACTTCATTGCCATGCGATCAATAACCGCTTTACGAGCATGAATAGCTCTTTCGATCCGTTCTTTTTCTCCGACCGATAAAGTATTCAACGGTCTCTTGGCCATCTTAGTCTTCATCATCTTAATCGCTAACTTACGTGCTCGACTATTAATAGTGCTTGAACTAGAACGAGACTTTAGTGCAATCTTAATTCTACGCTCTCGCTTTGAAGCAGACTTGGCGAATCTTACTCTTGCTCTCATACGCTCGGTCCTGCTAAGTACTTCATTTAGAGTTTCTTCATTCATGCCTTTCTTATCTTCTTTAACTTCCTCGCCGGTTTCAGCATCTACTAGAACTAGCTCATCGTCTTCATAAGCGTCGATAATATCGTCTAGAGTGTCAATATCATCAATCATTGCATGTAATTCTTTTTCAATGTTATCGTCGTGTTCATGATCTTCTTCGGAGATATTTAGACCATCTTTATACACCGGATCTTTCTTTGCAAGCGGCGCTTCTTCATTTACTACACCGATGTAGTTATGATCGTGTACTTTATACCCTTTACGCTTATGGTGTGCAATAGCCGAATCTATTGCTTTTTCTTTACTATCGCCTTTAACGCGTACGATCTTTTCCATAGTTTCTTTACGCTTGCTCACCATAGGATGATGAGGATCGGCGACCGTTACGCTAACGCGGTGAACCTCTTCTTTTATTTCGTCTTGCTCATTAAGACCCATTGCTGCGGCAACCTTCTTGTCGCCGTATTTGTGGCGTAGATAAGCAGAGATAATATGATCTTTGCTACGGTATTCAGATACATCGGAAACTCTACGTTGGTTTTTAATCATGTTACGCAGAGTTCCAATATCATACTTTTTCATAGCATCATATTCTTTTTTAATGTCCTGACCTAACTCTTCGGTCATTTGACTATGCTTGTCTAGTAACTCTTTATTTTTAGCATAGTCAGTAGTCTTCATAGCAAACTTAGCAGTGCGCGCATTATTCAGGTGATATTCTTTGTTCTTATCATCGCCTCTTTCATGCGCGGCAATTGCTTTATCCATATGATACTTAAAAGAACCTTCTTCTAACTCAATTGATTCAGTTGCATACTTAATCTTTTGCTTACGGACAGAATGACTTTCGCTGCCCGAAGTCATTGAACTTCCGATTGCAATATCCTTGTTTTCGGCAGCCTTTTCAGTTTCAATATCTGAATCGTTTATCTTTGGAGTGCCGCGCAGAGTTTCTAACTTATCTGTCTGATCAGCCATATCTTGCTTTTCTTCATCGGGCGGAATAGCAATCGCATTGCGTATTCGTGCAAGGCGTGTTCTCAATCCACTGGTATCTTTGCCGATAATAGAACCGGTTGCAATCTGTTCTAGAATATCGGAGATCTCTTCATTCATTTTCTTCTTTTCGCCGATTACCTTATCGTCGCCTCTTGGTTGAAGTACTCCTTCGGCTGCCTTCTGAGGCACGAGTTTTTCATTATATCCAATACCAGCTTCTTTTGCCGTAGCTAGCATGTTATGAAGAACACTCACATACTCTGGTCTCATTGGCATATTTCTACACTTACGTAGAGCATCGTTGACGAGTTGTTCTGGACTACTCTTCTTATCGACGTCTGCAACACCGAGAGTATTAGCAATGATGCGAGCAACCCTGATTTTATCCGCTGGTGTGAATTTCATTTCCTTTAAGCTTCCCTGTGAAATGTTCGATTCTGCAAAGTCTGAGCCTGCGGTGGCCATATTATAATTAGCTTCTAGAGCTTGAAGTTCATGCTCGTGCATGTGCCAGTAGTCTTCATGATGCATGAACTCCCCAATACGAAGAAGAGAATCGCGCGCCTTAGCATGGGCTTCTCTCCAAGCCTTTATTTCTTTTAAATCAGGAGCCTTGCCATCTTGAGCAAGATGTACATCGTTAATCTCCATATACAAATCTGTAGCTTTTAAAGCATTTAAGATTGCAACTGGATCATTTGGTATGAGGCCTTTCTTATACCTATCTATCGTACCTTGAAATGCTTTTGCAGCATCGGCCGAACGATCGAAACTCTTCGTGGTATAGCCTTTAAACGTAATCTGTTCAGGAGCATATCCTGGCTGAATGTCTTCTTCAATAGTTGAAACTGGTTCAACCATATTAATCCATTTCTTGGATATGTCACCTGATTCATTGACAACGGTGATATAGTTTGTGCCACGATCAATGATCTCGTATACGCCAGCATCGTCCCTTACGGATTCGCCAACATTGAATATTTCTCCGGCGTGGTATTTTTCTCTTAGGTCGGACTTATTAAACTCCACAGATTCTTTAATTGCATCTACACCCATTGCTTCACGCAGTTCATTCATTAGACGCTTAGCATCTTGAGTTGTAAGCGACGAAGGGAGGCCCTTCTTAAAAGAAGTAAAGTCCCCCTTCTTTGCGGCTTCTCTCATCTTAGTGCCTGACATACCTGATGCACCTTCTGCATCAGGATCACGCTCACCGGCCGATACTACCTCAATAGTATCATAATGAAAGTCCTTGCCGTTGTACTTGTCTAGTATTTTTTGATATTCACCAACTCTATCAGAACCGGCAACCATAATAAGGTTCTTATACTTTTTATTAAGAATCTTTACAGCTTCGATGAATGTACGAATCTGATCGTTTGCCGCAACAAAATTTGTATTGGGAAACATGCGCTTGAGATAGTAGACCTTACGATCTACCGGAAGCGGATTTGATTTACTGTCTTGACTACGAGAAGCATAGATGACATGATCTGCTTCTTGTTTCTGAGCAATATGCTTTACTGCCGCAACAAGAAGACCATGGCCAATCGTAGGAGGTTGATAACGACCAAAGGCGAATACAACCTTTTTACTAGGCAGTTCTTTAACTAACTGTCTGAATTGCTTCATCTTTATCCATCTATAAAAATATTAACTATATTATTTATATGTACTTATCTTTTATTGACTACCAAAACCAAATATCCAAACTCCACCGATAGCAGTGGTAGTGGAGAATACTTCAATCATCATACTATCCTGTGCTACACCGCCGCCGCCTAGCGCAAAGGTATTTTTGTTATTACTACACTGGCTAGTAGTTACTCCGGTGAATGTGAATATATTATTAGCCGTGTGAGGCATAATAAAGATCTTGACTCTGCGGCCTGCCGTAAAGTTACTTAAAGTAATCGCTCTATTACCATTCGCGCTGGGTTGCCAGAATATTACACTTGGGCCGGTAGTCATATCAACGGCCAGTGTGGTAATCTGTGTGGTAACTAGAGAGCTAAAAGCATCTACAGTAGTTGGAGTGGCACTGATAACACCACTGCTGATAGTGATACTGGTCCCGTCAACTTTGACTCCACCTAACACACTGGTTGTTGCTGTTGGTAATGTATATTCAGCTGGAATAGTTGGCTTGTTAGTTAAGTCGTTGTAATTACCACTGAATAGTGTTGGCTTGTTAGTTAAGTCGTTGTAATTACCACTGAATAGTGTTGGCTTATTCTTAATAAAATCTAAACTAAGATTATTAGTTTGATTCCAGTCAGACTGTAACTGTGCAGCAGGAATAGTTGGCTTATTGGTTAAGTCGTTGTAATTACCACTGAATAGTGTCGGCTTGTTTAGTATATAACCAGCAGCCGATGTATTTGTTTCTGTCCAGTTAGATTGAACGTGGGCAGATTGAGCAGGTATTCGGATATACTTTGTGCCATCATGGATAATTTGATCACCAACAGTATAGGCAACACTACCATTACCGAGATTTTGTGTTCCTGCAACAGAAACAATATATTGCCAGCCATCTGTTCCGGTGGCATTACTTACGCTTGGAGTGTTAGTTGATGCATTCCATTCGCCTTTGAATACAACTGAACCTTCAATAACAGTTTCTGGAGCCCAGAAAAAATCCGTTCCATCTGTTTTTAGTAGATATCCAGCCTTACCAGTTGTACTTGGGAAATACTTTAGTCGTGAACCATCTCTAAATGTAACACCAGAATTTACATTGGTCGTTCCAGTAAGAACTAAACCAGTATCATCTATCTTTGCGCTGGTTCCAATTGTAGTTGAATTAAGAGGAGTTGTTTGAAATACTACCTCTGTTCCAGCTGCAGAATCAGTAAATGTTTGTTTTGCTGCAAGAGCAATACGGCCAATGCTTGATACGAAACCAGTTGTTCCATATCCCTGAACGCTGATACGGAATAGTGTATCACCAGACTGAGTGGCAGTTGGAGCATCAACAGTACCACGAGCAGCACGACCAGCGATCAATGCATATGTGTTGGTTGAACCACCAAATGTATCCATACTCACGCGAGTAGACTGACCATCTTGTCCGGTCAACTGAAGTAGAGTACCAGTAAAGTTTCTTGGGTATTGAGCACCAGTAGAACTACCGATAATGTTCAGCGCAGATTGAGTTGTGAGAAGAGTATCCGGTGTTGTAATCGTAGCAAGACCAGAACGAGCAACAGAAAAGGATTCTCTACCCACAGTTGTTTGTACCTTAATTGCACGATTGAATACAACATCGGCGGTTGCGCCTATAGATCCAATGTATACATCGCGTGCTGAATCCTTGATCTGTAGCGTATTATCTCGAAGAACAAACTCACCAACTTCAAAACCGGCACCACCTTTGATATAGAAGTTACCAGCTTTAGCGCCGAGCGCTTGGTCATTACCAAGTGTTTCATCTTGAACGTAGATCGTTCCTGCGCCCATCCAAATCTCTTTAAATCGTTTTCCTGGAGTTCCTAGAGACCATACGTTTGTTGTATATGGAATAATATCTGAGTGAGGAACGATGTGTCCGCCAGGGCCGGCATTTAATACAATGTCGGTGTTTGAGGCTGTTGATATAGCAAGACCAGCATTAACAATTGGCCGAGCAAAAGTAATTACTGTATTTTCTGGTGGGGGAGTTGCACCAACAGCAAAGTTTTTATCAGTAATGATAATTTTATTGTATATACCAGAACCAACGAAAAGAATTTTACTTAGTACTGGGATTGCTGCACCACCAATAATATCATTTACCTGAAGGGCCGGTGATGGAACTTCTTTAAGTTCATATACTGCATATGGAACACCAGTGATACCATTAGTCAAACCATAGTCACCAATATCTAGAGCAGCAGAGTCGCCATGCTCAAGAACTGCATTCAAATTTTCGGCAGTAATATTTGCAATAATAGGAGACGTGCCAGTAAGAACAGAACCAACTGGAATATTTAATGCAGCGACTGTTATCTCATTAGTAGTTGTATTGCCACGATCAGTTACAGAATCAAGAGTGTCAACCTCTTCTGTCAGATAGGCGGTATCATTATCTTCTGGCTTGTTCTTAATAAAGTCTGGTTTTGTATTATCCGTTTGATTCCAGTCTGACTGAATCTGTGCATCTGGAATAGTCGGCTTGTGCTTAATGTAGTCTAGTCTAGTATTATCGGCTTGCGTCCAGTCGCTTTGAATCTGAGCTGGATAATCGATATCCTCAACTGCGGCAAATTCGAACTTCTTCTTGGTAGAGTTATATCTTAAGTATAAACCATTTGCAATCGTAGAACGATCAATGTCGTCGAGGTAGCGAAGGTTTACTTCACCTGATCCGGGGCCCGCTGCGGATATCTTACCAACCCATTGCTCAAGAAACTTGAGTTTATTCGTGATTGCAGTAAGTTCCTTGCTAACTGGTTGCTCTATAGGATCTTGATAGGAGTGAGAGTCCTTTGGTAGAGATAAAAGATATTTTTCTACACCAATGCTACGTTCTTCGGGAGTCTTAACTTCAATTGGAGCCAACTCTTCGAGTGCTTCAACTTGCTCTAAGAGTTCTTCAATCTGTTCTGATTCGACTGTTTTATTTTCTAGTTGAGCAAATAGATTTGAGATATCCTTAGCGACGTTTTCACGCACCGATTGAATCATCTTTTGTTTTGGATCAGCTTTCTTTATTTCCGCAATTTGTTTAAACATCGAAGACATATCTGTCTTCGTATTCTCTTTAATTTGTTCAAGTTGCTTTTGCTTAAGATCCTGCGATTTCAGTTTATCCATGAACTATCCTAAAAAGACAACTGCACCGAAGTGCAGTTGTCGTGTCTACCGTACTTATGTTATTTATTAATAACGATACAGGTTGTATGGCGTATATGGATATGGGCGTCCAAACTGGTCAAAATATGGACGACCTAAGGTGTCATATAGTGCACGACCATACTGGTCATAATATGGATTCGATGGAATAGGGTAACCTGGATACACAACAGTTCTAGCTAGAAGAAGACTTGGAAGTGGCGCAGATGGTCGAACATAAACTATCAAGCGCGCTAGCTGAGTCTTATAATTCTGAATGCGTTGATTTGCTTGATCAATATAACTTATATAAGCGCGTGCTGTAGCGGTGTTAGCATATGGATGAGCTAAAACCCAGTTGATGCCATAGGCATTGGTGTAAACATTATTATAATTTGCTTCGCCGGTTCTATAAGCACTTTGCCAACTTAGAATTCTACTTTCATCGTTCTTGATAGCATTTATTAGCGAATTAGCAGTAGCAGTATTAGAATAAACAACCTGTTGTGTCAGATAGTAATTCGAATTAACATACGGGTTATTCATAGTAAGGAGCTGAGGAGGAACCGAAACGGTTAATCTACTTAGAATAGCCGGTTGAGGATATCCTATTGCTCCGAAAAGTTGATTTTGAAAAATTAGCATTTTGAATCCTTTTTGTTATTAGATAGGTCAACGTGATTCATAATGTACGTCATAGTAAAATCATATTCACTGATTTATTTATATCAAATTGATCTTGATCAACAGTTCCACTTTCTCAGCGCTTTATTAATTCGCGAATCAGGATCACGCGCAGTTTCGGCAGAAGTTAAACGCTTCTTCATTCCACCCATGCGAGCACAGAATGATTTACGACGATTAGCCGCCTTACTTCCTGGCTTTAATTTCGAAGGTTTTGTAGTCACCGCTGTTTGCAAATTGCCTCCAGTCTTACGATTATAAGCATCTACACCTTTTTGAGTCAGACCACCTTCGGATGACTTATACCCTTTCGAATCAATTGCGTATTCAAGTAATTCCTCGTCGGAAACTTCTTCTAGCTTTTCCCAGAGTATTTCTGAATCAACATTATTAATCAGAGCTAATTCTTCGATAGCACTTTCGATTAAATCAAACTGCGCTTCTAGTTCTTCCATATTTGGTTTGCTAAAAGAATCGAAATGCGCTTGTGCTTCTTTTTTAGATTTATGTCTGTGAATCTCGCCAGTTGGAGTTGTAACTTTCCATTCAACATGGTCAGTTGTTCTTCCTGAAGGATTGGTTGTTCTTTCAATCTTTGGGGTAGTCTTTACTACTGGTCTAACATATTTTTTGAATTTATCTAAGTCTGCTGCTTCATTCATGTCTTCACCGAGTTCTTCTCTAGACTGAAGGTAATCTCTTACACAGGTAATATAATCTTGTGCTAGTGTAATCTTAGATTGAACCCACTCGGGCATGTTTTCTTCATCATTTAGCATATCAATCAGGTCTTTTGAATTTCTAAGAATAGTCTGTAACTGAGTTCGTGCCATCTGACCTTCGTAGTCATACTCACCGCTGTCAATAGCTTTAACGGCTTCTGCAATCGGGTGAAACATATAGTCAACATCTTCTGGTACACAATTGGGCACCATCTTATTACCTTTCTTTTTTACACCAACTTGCTTATAACCAACCCAACAAGCTTCTAGAATCTCTTCGTCTATGCTTTCACCATACATCGCGTGATATTTAATAGTATGCTTGCTCGGCTTAGTCTTTGCCGTAGCATCACCCGGAGCTGGTTCATATGCGGATGGATCACTATCACTTTTATTATCCATCTTTTTCCAGTGAGCTACTCTAGCTCTAGCAGTAGAATCACTTAATCCTTTGTGATAAGCTTTATTATCTATTCTTGAATCTTCATCAACCAGCGCTTCTCCAAACTCATGACCAGCAACGCGCTTCATTTGCGCATTGAATTCGCTTTGAGATGGTTTTTCTTTATAAAGTTTTATAGAGATCTCTGGTCTTTCTTTACCCTTAATTCTCCAGTTGTAACCCTTTTCTTTATGATCTGCATCAGTAGTTTTTACAACTCTTCTTTTATACCCCGATTCCCACGATTCCGATTCATCTAACTCTTCATGTAAGTCTTTATCTGCTCCATGATATGTTCCCTTACCTTTTGTTATGTAAGAATTTACTCGAGCCATACCCCATTGCTGAGGTGTTGTGCCAGGGCGATGGCCAGAATTCCAAGCTGCAACGCCACGACGATATACTTTACGCAGCGTGTTAATTGATATACCAGACTTTTCTGCCTTTGCATCTAGACCAGCCTCTGCGGTCTCACATATTACATCTACGTAATCTTTAAACGCGATCATCTTTGCCATCCCTTAAGTATATCTGGTGAGAAATTATTCTTGCTGAATTCCATACGATCTACAATCTTTACCGCGCCGCCTTTTAGGTGGTCGATTGCTACGAAGCCTTCAACGCCGGTTGCTTTAAATCCCGATGAAGTCTTAATAAACGTGCTTATGTGTCCGGCCTGATTCATCTTAGCGATTATAATCGCTTTGATGTCGGCAATCATGTTTGATATTTCAAATATCTTTACGATATCTTCTTGAGGATGATTCGCAAAGAAAGACATAATCTTCTTGCGCTTCTCCTCTTTTCCGAATTTAGATTTCTCGGTCTTAAGAGTATCAATCTCTTTCTGAAACTTTTCGTATATCCAGTCAAATAACCCCTTTACATGTGCTTTCGTATCGGTTATCTTCTCGCCGCTTCTTACCTTACTGTTATTATATGTCTTGACTAGAGTTAGTAGTTCCTCGTCGTTGCTTATAGCGTTTAGAGTTGCGGCATTGATCTTCTTAAACTCAGAGCCTAGGTCCGATAGCATATCGGTAACTTTCTTAGTCTCTGCAGCCGTGAATGTCGCTGTTCCAGAATAGTCCTTATAGTTAGCATCATCCATCCATACGCTTGGCACATGGGTCATCTTTGATGCAATTGCCTGACCAAACGATGCCTTCATCGTCTCAAACGATGAACCAGTATATGTGGTATGCCATACTATACCAATATTTGATTTTCTAATTCTTCTTGCAAGCTCTGAGTCGGCCGGTACAGCATAGACAATAGTATTAGGATGGAAGGTTATATATTCTACATCATCTATAACAACCTTATTGATGTCTTCCTTTGTAAACATCAGATCACCTTGATATACACCGGACTTAATGCCAAGCTTCTTAAGTTCGGTTAGTGCTATCTTTAACTTATCGGCTAGATCGCCCGATGTATCTGCATCGATTTCAGCTGGTGTTTTATATACCTTTGGCTCTTTGTTAAACACGCCTTTCTTTGCAACAAAAAACTTACCATCGCGTGGATCTACGCCTGCAAAGATTGCTGGAGCTCCATCCCACTTAACCGTTGCTGTAATCTTAGACGACGAGTGACCGGCAAGCATATCTCTTAAATCACGAAGAAAGTTAATTGCCTGACGAGTGCCATTAACGCCAGCATTGAAGACTAAGTCCTCAATGTGTTCCATATGAGTATTCTTTTCTTCAGTAATATAATTCTGTGAAGTAATCATTTTATTTAATCGCTGTACTTAACGAAAACGCTACTATTAGTAGTAGAGGAAGATGCATAGTTATATAACCATCCAGCTACAGCATTTTGTTTATTGGAAGCAAGAACAGTGTATGTAAAATAGACACCTAAGTACTTAGACATCCACCAAGTAGGATCGATCTTTGCCATAGTCATTGTCTTTTGCACGATATCTTTTTTACTTTCTTTGCTATTAGATATATCTAAATACATTTCGGCGAATTTAGTTGCAATCGGTGCGGTGACCGGTGCTAGAGGATTAAATTGATTAGGCATATTAACACTAGGAATACCCGATTCTTTAGCAGCTCTAATCAAAAGACCCCCACCAATCTTACCTCCTGAAGCAGACTTACCTTTAATCTCTCCTTGCCAGCTTGAAGTAACTGGTCTAGAAGAAAAGTTACGTAATTGAACTCTTGCTTCTTTTCCATCAAATTCTAAATCCCAATATACGTCCTTAGATGCTGTAACATCTGTCATCGCTTTTACTTCTTTAAATTTTGCGGCGGGAGGCTTTCCATCATTAAATATTTTGCTATGAGCGGGACCCTTTGGAACTTTCTTCAGAGATATACCAATAAGTTGTTTATTTTTAAATTGATCGTATATGTATTTGTTATAATCTTGTAAAGTGTCAAATCCTGTTTTATTTTTATGGCCACTCTTTATAGCCCATATGTCTGCTGGATTCCATTTGTCTTCTCCAGACAATCCACTTGTGGCTTTAAATCTTCTAAATTCGGCATATACTTCTTCCACCTCGGAACTTCCTCTATGGAAAATATATCCGCTATTAATAGAAAAATCTTTAAATATTAAATTTGCAGTAACAACTACGCTGTGAAACCACGCAGAATCTAGTCCTTGAACACACTGTTGTAGTGTTCTATCGCATTTTGCAGCTTTAGTATTCTTTTCAGTCAGCTCGGCAGCAGAATCTAAATCTTTACCTTTAAACTGCCGTGCTGCGCATGCATATGCTTGCAAACTTTCTGCTAAAGCCGTTACCTCGGCTCCTGCTCCAGATTGTGCCATAATCGTCCCAGTTATAAAGTCTAATATTTATATTTATAAAACTAAAAATGCCCTTTCGGGCATTGCTTAGAAGAATTGTTCTAGACTTTGAGAAGGTTCTGATTCTCGTATATCGTATGTCTTTTGGCCGTTATACTGATAGATTAGATTAGCGTTTATCTTATCTCTCTTACCTTCCAACACCGCTTTGATTTCATTAGCCATATCAGTTGCTGTACCAACCGGTACGTTCTGACAGATGTGATTAAGATTTCTTGATGGATTAAGAAGAGTAAAGTCTTGCGGCAAGCCCATAATACTCATTGCTTCACGATAGGTGAGATACCTATCGATAGTGGGGTGAGTAAGAAGGTTAGGGTAGTGCCCAACGAATGCTCCGATATGGCCTTTTGGAATCGTGGTGAGACGCCGCATAATATTCCCACCAACGGCAAGCTTGCTGAAGATACGATCACAGCGATCAGCAGCACGCTCAAGCCCCTTCGAACGCATCCATTGTCCAACTTCATCATATTTCTTCCCTTTGCGCTCTAGCCAATCCATAGGATTATCAGTCTTTTCAATACGATCATAGAAGTCTTTGTGTGTGATACCACCTTCGAGTTCTTCTAGAACATATCGATACATTGGATCCCATTGACTTGGGATCTTATCATTAGTTACTTCTTGTTGGGTAGCCAGAGCTCCCACGGATTCAAAAACGCTTTCAATAGAACGTATTGGAGTATCAAAATACTGAAATAAGGGGACATCGCTTCCTTGCCAGAAAAAGTAAAATGATCGCTCGCGAATCTGAGGCACGCCGTGAAGCAGTGACTTAGTTCTGTATATCGACATTGTATATTTATTCTCTTTGGCTATCACCATCAACTTATCTACGATAGGCTTACCTAGTTTTCCCGCAAATCCAGGTGCATTCTCTCCCCAGAATACTTTTGGTTTTATATTACAAAGCACTTCCCGTGCAGTGGTGTACATCCATTCATTGGCAGCTGCATCTGAGCTGGCGTAACCCGAAAGTGACGATAGACCGGCACAAGGACAAGTTGTACCAACAACGTCAACGCCGTGAGGAACAGTGCCACCTTCATCAAGCAAGATATAAGGTACTTCACTAAAGTAATTGACGAGGTGTGAATCGTTGCTTTTGAATGGAGTGTATGAGAGGATATAGTCTGGTCTGGATCCAAATGCGGCCGTTTGTCCAAGAGCCTGTCCTCCGATAAGGGGTACAATGAAGGCGTGTTTCATAAGTTATCTTTTATCTTTGCCATCATCTCTGCAAAAGTATACTGAGAATCTTGGTGTTGTTTATAAAATTCAAAAGCCATATTACGATATTCATCTCGCATAACACTATCCTTAGATAACTTAGCAACTAGATCATAAGCTGGTTGCATATCACGATCATCGAGCCACACTGTGCCAGTGTCCTTGCAGTTGATTAGCTTGTCACCAAACTTACGGTGAGTGCAACGCACGCCGTAACTCTTACGGAACACTGGAACTACACCAGTACACGCAACTTCGCAGTGAGTGTATTCGACAGAGCGCTCAATAAATCTTTCATCGAGTATTGACAACTGATAGCCAAATCCACATGCCGACATACGATAAAGCATCTGTTCGTTTATATATGGACCAAAGACATAGGCCGGTTGATTCTTTTCCATGTTTATAGTGCTAATATCATCGGCGATATGGCCGTGGAACTCTGATAGTTCTCTAAAAGCAAGATATGCTGGAGATTTTTCTATACCCTCAAAAGTAGTGATACATCCATTAGGTCGTAGGAATTCATTATGGAACTTAAACATCTGGACATAACCTTTCCAAGATGTTGTGCGCCCAATCCACTTATGTTCGTTAGGTCTAGTCTGATCAATATCAAGCCAGTACTTAGCTCTTACTGAATCGAAGTCCATTCCTGGTTGAAAGCTTAGAATAGTCTTTGAGTTATTGTTATCAAAGAAATCTGCTAGACCCCCACCTTCAGTTGAAGAAGAAACGAGCCTAGCGAAATCGTTGCTAGAACTATGGCCAAATAAAACGCTCGCCTTTCGAATTGACTCATCAATTGCAGCATTTCTCTTAATTGATAGAGACGAGTGGTCATGTTGGATAAGTACGATTGGTTTATAAACTTCATCGAGGAACCTTTTAAATTGGTTGATACATTCTTCTGGATGACCGACTGATGGTAGACTATTAATTATAACAACATCGGCTGCGTTGCAGCCAGTGATCATCTTATCAGTTTCTTCTTTCTTTGCAAGTTTTAACTGAACTACATTTGAAACATCATGAGCATTCTTACGGGTCCATGACTTATCTTTCGATGAATACACAGTAAAGTCATATCCATTCTTAGTCAGCCACTTTGTTTGTTCTACAGTAAACTTAGTAACACCACATCCTTCAATACCGCGCCCCATGATAATTGCTAGTTGCATTTTAAATAATCCTTACAATCTTCTATCATTAGATCAACCCACCACTTGCGATTCAAGTTTCTATTCAGAGGAGACGGATGAGGCATAACATAGTGCTTTACTCCAATCTTACTTAGCGCAGTGGAAGAAAAATTACCGAGAGCTAGAACACTGGCATAGCCCTTGCATGCATCTTGTAAAGAATCAAAGTCTACATTAGCTATTCGTGGCTTTCCAGGATAGTCAAACGTATTTATGAAAGAAAAATGGCGTATATTCAGGCGATCCATCCACGATTCGAGATTACGAAACGTACCATTACGCTTATAACCTAGTGTAGGTTTATCTGAAGGACACATTCCA